CAGGACTATCAAGTAACGCCTGATCGGTTTGAGGAGTTGGTCGCGGGATCTTGCTACCAGTAATAAAAAAGGCCGGCGCAATGCCGGCCTTTCCTATTTCAGTCTTCGATCAAGTTGGTAGCTATCCGTGACGCCCAGCCCCTGCCGAATGATGGCCACGTCTTCAGCTCGGCCATGAATCTCAGACGGTACCCATTCAGCCGCTTATCCAACAGCTGAGGATCCATCGCCTTCACTGCGCGGATGGTCAGGGGGCCAAGCCTTCCATCGTCGGCCACCCCCGTAGCCCGCTGAAGGAATCGAATGGCTTGGCCAGGCCCGGAGTTAACCGAGGCGTCGAACACGTCGAAGCGGATGGCATCAGGAAGCTCGTCGGCGCGCACTGTGTCCCAATACGACTTCTTGTAGATGGCCTTCGCCGTAGCCAGTGGCAGATCGATCATCGCGCCTGTGTACCCATTCGCCCGCGCGACCTTTGCGGTAACCCCATACATCGTTTCGGCGCCAGGGTCATCAGGGTGGTTGGAATAACCACCCTCATGGCCGATCAGCTTTTCAAATGCCTGATCGAAGTTCATGGTCAGTGAGCCTCTGCGCGAGGATCGCCGACAGCATAGAGCCCGCCATCCCAGCCGGTGACAACTTCCTCTTCCGACTCAGTCGCGCCAGACGGCATTGGATTCGTTGCGACAAAAACCTCATCGCCATTCTCGCCAAACTCGGTGGCGTAGCAATAATCCCAATCGCCGATGTTGATTACCTTTCCGTCGATGTCGCGAATAACCTTCATTTTGCCACCCATCCTGTGTTCCCTGATCCGGCCTCTTTCACATAGAAGGAAGGAGTGCCACCCGTTCTCATGCAAACAGATCCAACAATAGCTGTTACAGCTCCCTCAGGGCTAGCTGCGTTGACGTTGATCGTCGGTCCATTCGACAGCTTAACTTGAGCGGTCCTGATATCAACAGACGTCAAGGTTGACCCTGTGCGGTTGTAGATCACCGCGTTCGTGTTGACCGTCTCTGCATCGTTGGTCATCTGGAGCGCAAGAGATGTTGTCCCCTGGAGTTGCTTCCAGATCTTCTCGTCTACTCCGTTGTTGCTTTTACGGAAGAAATACGACGGAGCAGTCCCTTCTGGGATGATATTCCGTTGGTACTGCTGAACCGCTCCAGGCGAGATAGATCCATCGTCGCTGTAATCGGTTCCGATGAATGTCGATACCTTGGAATAGGTTTTGATGAAGCTTGTTCGAGTATTGAGGATCACGCGGAAAATAATGTCCGTCGCCTCGTTCTGGAACGTACGAACGCCATCAATGATGGTCATGAGGCAGTTGTTCAGAAGGATCGCGCGGTCAAGTCCTGGGTTGTACACAGGGTCAGTGATGGTTACGCCGCCACAATCAACCAGCTGCATGCCGTAATGCGTACCCGTGAACAGCCCGCCAGATTCATCTGGAGCAACCTGGCAGTTGGTGAGCCACATGTAGTTGCAGTCAACAAGGCGGAAGCCCTGCCAGTCATAGGTCGCCCCCTTCCATCCAAACCGGTGGCGGCGCACAACCACGCCGACGATCTCGCGCGTTCCGATGCTTTCGAAGTACACGCCGAAATGCTGGGCGTTGATGTTGCCGTGGAGAACCTTGCTCTCACCAAACGCACTGCCAGGAGCGCTGATCTGATAAATGCCATCGTACGAGTGCGCGATGTCGAACCGATTGATTTGGAAAAAGCATCGATCGCCAATCTCGACGCCTCGATACACGTTGGTTGCCGTGAATTCTCCGATGTACGCGGTGAGAAGCGCGCTCTGCGCATTAAGTCGCAGGAAGCACGATTTTGGTTGGGGTGCAGGATCTGAATCAGACCGGTAACTGCCGCGCGTGAAGATTCTGGAAACCGTGCAGCTAAAACCATCACCCTGCTCAATTCCGCAAAGCCAGGTTTCCAGTGTCTCAAAGGCATTGTTTGTGCCTGGTGTCGGCGATGTAGCGCCGGCGATCAACAGGTTATTCCAGCGCCAGTTGGAGTACAGGGTGTTGTATTGAACAGCATCGAAAGGCGTGCTAAACGCTCGCCCTCCGTCCGTGCCCTTTGTGTAGATGGCCAGAGATTCCGCGCCGCTGGTGATCTGATACGAAACCGGGGCGAAAACAATACCGTCAGATCCACCGATTCCCTCGAACATTAGCTTGCTCTGGAACCCCTCGCCGGTAATCATCCCCTCTGCACGGGTAAGGGTTTTCGTGATCTTGTATGTGCCGGCCGGGAAGAAGATCTCTTTATTCGACGCAGAGAATGCTGCCTGAATAGCATTTGAGTCGTCAGCAACTCCATCACCTATGGCGCCAAAGTCCTTCACAGATAGGCGCTCGGCGTTCTTGTTGTGCTGGGTGGTGCCGACAGCTCCAGTGAATGGCTGTTTGACGCCGATCAGCGCATCACCCTTTGTTACATCGAGGGTATTGCTCAGGTCACTGAACGTGACCGCCTGCTGGCTCCCAATCATCAGGAAGTCAGGCACATAGAACACCTGGCGATGCCGGCTGTCCTCGACGCGAACGCTGTAGTTACCATCCACATACAGGAATGTCGGCGACCCATTGCGCACTACATAGCCGTTCGACGTTCGAAGCGGCTGGGCGGCCGGAATCGTCAGAGCCGCATCATAGTAAACAGTGATCGGATACTGGCGAGGATCAAGATTCGGCTGCCCGATCCAGATATAACCAGCATCCAGCGCGCCACCCTGGGTATCAGCGAAGAACTCATAAGGGTTGATCTGCATGACAATTGACATTAAGTATCTCCGCTTCTCAGAAGGAGCCTGAAGGCTTGGGTTTTGTGTTCAAGGCATCGTTGATCTTCGCCTTCATCTTGGAGCTTTTGATCGCGTTGCTGATTGCTTTGAGACCGGTCAGGACCGGGACAGGAAGGCCGGTCAGGGCGCCTGTAGTGCCGGCCTCGGCCATTGCCGCAAGCAGCATGCCGGTAGTGCCGCTGTTGTTGATCAGCGTCCCTGGCGGCACAGTCATGATGTATTTCGTGACGTCGTTGAGGTCGCGCACGATCCTGGCATTCTCCTTGCCGAGCACAATGTCGAGCCGGTCGTTCTTGTCGAGCGCCGACACGGCCTGGTTGAGTTTTGCAGCAGACACCAGCGGACGGTTCTGAGAGTCCAGGCCGACACCTTTCGTTGCCTCGTCGCGGATATGGTTGAGCAGAGCGCCTTGGAGATCCTTCCATGCCTGCTTGCCGTCATCGCCGCTGGAGTTAATCACTCGCTTCAGGAAGGTGATCTCTTCTGGCGAGGCATTCAGAATCGATTTGTTGAAGACCTGGTCGGCCGCAACTTTCGGGTCGTCCATTCCCTTGCGATTCGTGATCAGCCTGGCGATGACGGACCGATTCTCGAACTTACGAGCCTGCTTTGTTCTCAGGGCGCGGGCTTCCTTTGCCAGCGGGCCGGCGACCGGCTCAGTATGCGCATCGATCAGCTTCTTCAGGATCGTCTCGTCGCGGATCTGGCTTCGCTCAAGTGGAGAGGCAGACCCGCTGATCTCGCTACGAAGGCGCTCCATATTTCCTACAGTGGTTGTCTGCGGGGAGGACTGGCCAGCCTTGTTAATCATCGTTTGCTTCGGGATCAGATCGCCATTCGGACCTTTCGTGGCTATGCCAAGCTTGATGGCGGATTGACGAGCGGCATCCACAACAGATGACGACTGGACGCCAGAAGGTCGACTGTTGATGAAGTCGATCAGAGACCCATCGATCTTGTTGTCTCCGGAACCAATTGATACCGGCTTGAACGGGTCGACCTTGGCGTTGTACTCGTCAGACTTGCGGAACTTGGAATAGGCGACGTTCGTTTCGTTCTTGGCCGCCTGCCAACCCTTGCTCAGCGCGTCTATCACCTTGTTGCCGGTGGTAGGCAGGTCTGCTGATTGCGCGCCCGACCGGTCATACAGCTCTTCGAAGTTGTTCATGACCTCGACGTTGTTCTCTTCGGCGCGGTTACGCAGCGGCCCGCCAAGCTCACTTTTCATCTGCTCCTTTTCGAATGCAAGCTGATTTGGTTCGCGTGTCTCGGCGCCCTTTGTCAGATTGACCGGAACAGGAAGGCCTTGAGACTGCTCGCGGCGAATGTCGGCCTTGGCGACTTCAGCCGCGCCAACTGTGCTGCCGGATGGCGCCTCTGGAGCCTGGCCAGGAATTAGCTTCTGCGCGACTTGCTGGACTCGTTGCGCTGCTCCTTGGATTGGCGCAGCTGCTCGCTCTGCCGTCGCAATGGCTGCCGGCATCGCTGCCCGTGTGCCTTGTGCGATGGCGCTAAGCTCTCCGGTCATTGGCGCGACACCAGCCAGCGGAGCCAGGGCCTCACCTACGGCCCGGGTCTGTTCCTGGCCTGCCTGAGTGCGCGGCGCATAGGTCAGCGCCTCTGCGCCCTGCGTGGCAGCCTGCTCGACGGCATTGGCGGCATCTTGAGTGCCGAAGTTGCCCGACAGGATCTGTTCAGCCATACCCTTCAATGTCCCGCCGATCATGCCGACTGCCCCGCCGGTTGCGCCGGAGCCGAGCGCTAGGGCCGTCTCGCCAGCGCCGACAATATCCTGGCCGATGGTGGTTTCTGCTGGGCGCTGGATAGTTTCCTGAACATCGCTGTCAGGGATCTGGTTCGCCGGATCTTGCCGAGCGCGCTGGATAACCGCCGCAAGTTGACGTGCGGCATCTTGGTCGCCGGCCGCGTCGGCATTTACTAGCGCCGTTTCAAGCTGCTGGAGAGTCGCCATTATTGCGCGCCCCCGTATTTCTGAAGCAGCGCATCGATACCTGTAGGCGTAGGCGCGGCTGCCGGGGTGTCAGGAGTAACGTCAGGCACGCCATAGCGATCAGACAGGGTTGCGCGCGCCTTCAGCATCAGCCGCTGGGCCTCCTTGACGTTTTCAATCAGCTTCTCTGGAGACTGGCGAAGGCTCAGGTTTGCCAGGGAAGACTCAAGCTTCTTGCCCTCAGCCTCGGTCAGTGCTCCAAGGCCCTTCATGCTCGGAACCTGAGAAAGGAATGCCTGAGATCCGAGGGTCTTTAGGGTTTCCTCAAAATCGGCCACGTCCTGATCCAGGGTAGGCAGGCGAGACGAGATCGTACCGGTCGCATCCTTCACGACGCCGGCCGGGGTGTTCACAACTTTGTCCGCCGTGTTCAGGAAGTTGTCGATGGTCGCTCGGCCAGACTGAACGGTCGAAACCTTCTCGTTGACCGCCGCATCACGCTTGCTGATCTTATCCTGAAGCTTTAGCTGCAACTCCTGGCTCTTGATGTCGTTACCTTGGCGCGACGTAGCCGCGTTCATAGCCGCAATCTGCGAGTTCAGCTTGGAGATGTTGATGTCGTTTGCCAGTTTCTGGATCTCCCAGCCACCCTTGACCAGATCCTGAACTGCAGACGACTCGGCGAACTTGGCATCCGTTGCGGCTTTCGCGGCCTTCGCTTCTGCAAGAGACAGTTCGGCCGGCGCCTTGGAGGTTTCGCGCAGCTCAGTAGAGATCTTGCCCCAGTCATCAGGCTTCAGAGCGGACATGGTTAGTGCCAGCCCGGATGCTACGGCCTTCGGGTCACTATCCAGCTGCCTGCGCAGGTCCAGAAGATCCTTGGTGTCTTGGCCTGAGTTTTCGAACGCAGCAATCCGATCATCCAAGATCTTCTTGGCCACTTCTGGCTTGCCATTCTGGATGGCGCTGTATGCCTGAGTTCCAGACTTGAATATCTCGTCTTTCTGGCCCTTGTCGTAGATGTCGAAGCTTGCCGACAGAGACTTCTGGAACTCAGGATATTTAGCGATCATCGCTGATGCATTACCAGCAGATGGCGCAGACAGGTAGTTCTGCAGGTCAGCCGCATACTGTTGCTGCTTGGCAATAGTGGCATCTCTAGATTCGAGAGCGTCCTGATTGGACCGAAGCTGCTGGCCAGCCTGAATTCCGCCAAGGATCGAACCAGTGATGTCTGGAGCCTGGACGGTGTAGTCGTATGGTGCTGCCATTTAAAACGCTCCTGATCCGATGGCTAGGCCACCAAGCTGCCCAAGCTGGCCGATGAATTGATTCTGCGCATTTTGGGCGCCGAGAATGCCTCCTGCCTGCGCCTGGCCCTGCTGACTGAGAAGATTGCCAATGCTGTTTGCCGACTGCATCCCGGCGTTACCCGTCTGCGCAGCCGAGTTCTGACCTAGCGACGTGATACCGCCTAGGTTCTGATATTGCTGCTGGACAAGTTGATTCAGCAGGCTAGGCCTGAACTGAGCAAGTGCGCCTTGAGTGTTCCCGCCGCGCAGACCACCGGTGGCCGAAGCATTCTGCAGAATCGCGTTCTCGCCCTGCTGCGCCACCGACTGGAAGTACGGGGATTTCTCGATACCAGAGATCGCAGTTTTCTGCGCGCCAGCCCCATTCAATCCGAGCAGGTTCTGCTGGGCCTTCAGCGAACCTGTGCCTGCGTTCGTGTACGGCGACAGAAGCTTGACCAATTGGTCGTACTGGCGTTTCTGCTCCGCAATCCCAGCCGCCGACGAATCAGACTGAGCATTTGCTGCACTCTTTGCCGCCTTGGCCGACTTGTTCGCCGCATAGGCGCCGGCCGCGACGGTACCGGCTACGACTGCTGTTGTTGCTGCCATTACAGAATCCTCGTGTAAGACGTTTCCGATTTTTCATAACCGAGAGCGCCATAAATCCTGGCAACGGTCTCAGGCATGCTCGATTCCATCGCGATCATGTTCCAATATTTGACACCCTGAGCCTTGGCCATGCCTTCGATATGCTTGATCAGCGCGATACCGTTTCGACCTCTGCGCGCCTCTGGATTGATCCAGTAGGCAATTTCTGTACCGCCGAGCACATCTGCGCAGGCTAGCAACGGCGACTTCAATCCGGCCGTGAACCCCTCTACCTTCCCGTCAATCTCAAGGATCGCCAGCAGCCCATGCTCAATCGCCATGGACGCCATGAACTCGACGTAATCGCCGTCAAACTCTTCCTGGTACATGGTCTCTTTCCAGAATTCCCGGGCCATCTCGACAACCGCCGGCAGGTCTTCCACAACTCCATCACGGACCATCATCAAGCCCTCTTGAAGAAGCAGGTTAGGACGACACGGGTGTTCTCTGGCGTATCGCCAAATCCGCCGACAGGCTCTGCCCGGTGAAGGCGAGCGGCGTCGAAGATGACAGCCCGGTTTGGCTTCATGGCTACCGTCTCGCGGACCTTCCAGGCCTGCGCATTGTTCTGATCGGCCTCGACGACTGCGACTGCCTCAGGAAGCTCAGGGTGGTAGGCAGTACCAAGCGATCGATGGCTAAGGAAGCTTGTGCCGCCCTGGCAATGCTCAGGGTCGTTCAGGTACAGCATCAGGCTGTATTCGCCCATGCTCAGGTCTGAATGGACCTGATGCGGGCAATGAACCCCGGCAGGCGATCGGCGCATGAAGATGGTCGGAGATACCGGCGCGCAGCAATGCTTCTCCAGCGCGACATAGATGGCGAACTTCAGATCAGCAGGGATTTCCGCGCAGATGAGCGGATAGGTCACGCCGTCTGCCTCGTTCACTACATCAGTGAACACAGCGGATCGTGCGTAACTCTGGAGTTCGGCGAACTCTGGAAGGAAGTCGTCAACGACAAGCATGCGGCTCTCCATTTCTGGGGATTGTGAGCCGCTGGGCGCCCTGATTCTCAGCTTAGGTGATGCAATGTGATGATATTACACGAACAGCATATCTTTACGTAATCTCGCGGCCTGACACGCGCAAGGTCAGCGATGTAGCGGCCCCGGCAATCGTAGACAGGAAGTCACCCGCCAGAAGGACCTGACCTACCAGTTCAGGAAGCGCATAGGTTTCCTTCGGGGCGATCGATCGCAGGTTTACGACAAGGTTAGCCGCGCTGGCAGCGCCTGCCGAGGTAACCACGTTGGCCGAAAACGTAACGTTCCCTGAGGTCGTGTTGGTCACTGTCGCTTTGTCGATGATCGCAGTGCAGTTCACAGCCGTGTACTGCGTGGTTTGGGCGTTCTCTGCCTGCTTTGAGGCCACTAGCGTTTTCGTCTGAACAGTCATTACTGTTGCTCCTGGTTAACAGAAAGTAAGGCAGCTGGGGCGGCCGGGGCGAATGCTGTCGCTGCGATATTGTCGACAGTCATGTTGGTGCTGTCTGATGCGAACATGCATTCGATATAGTCGCCCGCCGCCAAGGAGAAGAACAAGCTTCTAGATGGCGTACGAATTGCGGTGCCGCTGTCGAGCGACGTGATTAGCGAACTGTTCGCGACGTCAACGCCATTCTTCCTGAACCAGACCCACACGTTCTTGACGCTGGCGCTGCTGGATGTCAGTTGGAGCGAGACGCTGAATTTGTATAGGCCTGCATTGGCCGCGACGATCCTCGATGCTGGCGCGCCGATGGTGATCCCGTTGGCGATCAGTGAGGAATCCCAAGTCAGCGCCTCAGCGGTGTTGGCCGCCGAAGGAACTTGGTCCGTAGTCTTGGCGAACTGCCCATAAAACAACTGCTGCTCGACGGTAGGTCGGACCGCGATCTGCCCTGTCGTGGCGTTTACGGTTATGACCTGGGCAATCGGAAGGCTAAGGTTCGGCGCCGTAGGCTTAACGTTGGTGAATCCACCTGCAATCGTTGTGGAGACATACAGAACCTGGCCTGCGGTCCATACCTCGCCGAATGACGCTCCGGTCGTGTCGATGTCTCGCACGCGACCCCATACGGTGATGCGACCCTGTGTTGCGTTCGGGATAGCCTGAGTCGTCACGCCGACGATAGTGATCGGCGAAAGCGTACCGTTGGCTATGAAAAGAACATAGGAGTTCGTCGCCGGGTTGATTCCTAGACACGCTCCGTTAGGGATCGTAACGCCGGTGTTGTTCAGGATTCGGCCGTATAGCTCCTGGCCCATCTGCTGGGTAACGCCATCGCTGTGATGCAGATTCAGCGTATCGTCATTCGGATTCCACTCCATCCGCCTTGTTTGCTCTGTATGCGGAGGGTTCTCGTCCCAATCGATATAGTCGACAGAGAACGTTCGCGGAAACTGGAATTGAGGATTTGTTGTGGCAACTTCTACTGCACGAGTCAACGCTTGGAGTGCGTCGACTACAGCATTCGTCCTAGAGAGCGAATTTCCAATGTCGGCTTCGATTGACCTGGCCAGAGCATGAAGCGAATCGCTTGCCTGGTTTGCGCGAGCAAGCGCTGTACCGGCGTCAGTCTCAATGAGGCGAGCAAGATCGACAATCGAGCTAAGCGACTGGTTGGCCTTTGCGTCAATCGTTCCAGCGTATTCGTCAAGCGCGCGGACGATTACAGACAGAGCGTCAACCGTCGACGAGTCCGGCATCGGAGCGCCGGCGATGAGATCAAGTATCTGCGAAAGATAGGCAGCCGAGTCATTTGCCTGCGTCGCTTTCCCGTCTGCGGTGCCAATAGCGATCGACAGTTCTTCAATGAGCCTGAAGATGATCTCAATGTTGATCGGGGAAGTATTCCCGGCGATCTGGAATAGCTTCTCGAACCGGCGGATTGTGTCGTTGTCGGGAAGGAATCTGGCGAGCTGGTCGCGCGATATTACAGCTACTGTTTCTGCCATGTCAGTTCGCCAGCGGCTCTAATTGAGCCTCCAGTCTAGCAATGGCGATGTGCGAGTCGCTATTCCCCTTGAATCTCTGAATACGCCAGTTGCGCATGTGTCCCTGCTGGAACCAGACGATGCGCTTAGTCCTGTTGCCCTGCGCCCCAACGTTGACGAACTTCTCTTGGCTCCATGTCTCCCCATCGATCGAGTAGGACGAACTTATCGTCGGGTCGATGCCGAATGCAACGCGCCCGGTCAGGCAGACAAGCTCTAGCTGATGGAAGATCGCGCCCATACTCTCGTTGTAGATGATGGTCGTGCCGAACTCCCATCTGGCTTTGTCTCCATATTGAGTTGACAGGCTGATGTCCAGGTAGCCGAGTTTCGTGCTTGTCGGGTCTGCGCACATCCACTTGTCGAATACCCAAACAAGGTTCTTTGCGCGGTACTGCTCGAATCCATCCAGGCCGCTGGTCATTACAAACCACAATGGCTGCTGGACAGCGGACGAACCAGCCAGGTCATAGACCAGAGTTCGGTCAGGAAGACTTACCCATAGGTGCTGGTGGCCCTTGTCGATGCGGGACTCAAGGACAACAGCGGACAACTCGGCTTCGGTGTACTGGAGCAGGATCTGATCGATCTCGCGCGTAGAGATCTTCGTCGGGACACTGTTTGAACCAATGTAGATGCCAGGAGCCTCATTGCGGCCGCTGCCAAGGAATGCGATTGCGTCGACAAACTCGCAGCAGGCATGCGTACCGATGGCGCCCTTCTGAATCTGAGCACTCTCGATACGCTGGAACGGGAATAGGTCGCCGCCGATGTTATCGAATACCTCGATGGTGTACCGGTTAAGCGCGTAGACCTCGTTCTGGAGCTTGATCAGTGCGACTACAGGATCAGGGTCAGCCTCAGAGCTACCGTACTTCAGCGGGTTTACTGCGAACGGATCATCCAGTTCGGTGACGACCAGGAACTCGCCGTCAGTCGTCATGAAGTAGCCATCGACCCAAATCACGTCGAGCACAGTGCCGAGGTCTGGATCTGTCACGCGCACCAATGACGTACCGGTCAGATAAAAAAGGCTGCCCCCCGATGCAATGGCCAGCCTGTCGAATGAGTAATCGAAAGACACTTGGCCGAGACCGCCGACGTCGCCCAGCTCAGTCACAACACCAACCGATGAGATGCTGACGAGCTTGCTTCCCATGACTCGGTAATAGGTGCCCTTCCAGTTAATCCCGCCACGGTCAATGCCGGGGCCTGAGCCCTGCTGAACGATCCCGTCAGCCGGGCGCAAGTATCCTTTCGAGATGCCCTCGTCTTTCGGGACCGGGATCAGGTTTACCGGATACGAAGTCCGCCAGTCAGCGGCTGCGTCAGTATAGATCCCGGACAGGATTCCGATTTGGGTCATCAGATCACCCTACCCGGTACCAGACATTCGACGGCTGATCATACTTCAGACGGAAGAACGCATTCGCCGACAAGGTCGTCGGCGCGCCGGTCACTGTGGCGCCGTTACCGTTGATTGTAAGCGTGGTCACGGACTGAGTGCAGTTCTGCAAGTACTCTTGCTTGTCGACTAGGTTCGCCCTAGCAGGAAGCGCGATTGTACCGGCGGCGAATGCGCCGGTCGGCGTAAGGATCAGGTGAACATTGTCCGAGCTATCCAGGATAGAAACGCTGAACCCGGTCGAGGATGGCGATGCGTATTGAGTCGTGAACTCTTCGGTCTGGAAGTTCAGGTTATCTTGCAGGTATGCCTGGAGAACGGAGATCGCCGCGCCGCGCGGATCACCATCGTTCTGCACGAACACCGCGAGGATGTCGCCAGCGCTTACTGTGTCCGTGCGCGTCAGTTGGTTGAATCTAGGCATCATGCACCTCAGTTGAATTCGAGAGGACCGTCGCCGCCGGTCAGGAGTGGCTCGCACGGTCCGCGCAAGAATGGTTCGTCCTGCACGCGCCAAGGCTTGTTGCCTGCGCCTGCTGGCATGGTGTTCGGGAATTGACGCTCCATTGGCAATGCAGCCAGCGCCAGGAGCTGGTCATAGGCCTGCTTGGCGAAGAATGCCACGCTCTGCGGTACGGTCTTGCCGTAGTCAGGCGCGATGCGCACCCCGAGACTGTAGTAAATCGCCTCATTCGCCGCGTCGGGAACATTGGTCTCTTCGTCTAGGTCGCTATTCTCTGGGCTCGACGGCATTGGGTAGCCGAGTCGAATGCCCTTGGCGTTCCAAGCGGCCATCATGGAGTCGAGGTCACGCAAAGC